GAAAACGGGTATATTCGGCAGATGGGTTGGCTCTCGTTAGCCCGTCTGTTGGGCTAATCGGTTTATTGATTTTCACCTAACCCCTAACAGTCCTGCCCCTGATGTGGTCGCATTGTTATTCTCTTGCTGACCACTTAACAGTCCTGCTCCCAATATCGCTGGGACTGTGCTTGCTAATATTTTTGCGCTGTCTTTTTTGGCTGGATCAAACTTTGCATATCGACTGCGTATGTTTTTGGGATTGAGTACGATTATCGAATCCGCATCCTTTCCGCGTGATTCAATAAAATTTGTATACACAATTGAATCATAGCCTTCGGCTTCGATCATCTTTCGAATTTCATCAAGCATTTCTGAAGCCTCTGGAGATTCATACCATCCTTCAGATCCTAAGTCGCCAGACGCATATGACTCATGCAATTTATCGGCTTCGTCTTGCATGTCAAGTAAACGCTCGTGCAACTTTGGGTTTTTTGACATCAATTCAGATGTCCGTAATTCAGTAATCACGCTCGACGGGTCGCGCCACTCTCCAGCATCATCCATCCTTAAAGGGTTCTGCACTGATGTGCGAACAGGTAATACATTGGCGTTCTTACCGAAATTTTGGTTGCGAGTCTTGTATCTACTAACCCCCAGCCGCGTTGCTTCTTTGTCGCTTAGACGCACATTGGCTGCGTCTTGTGTTCCCAGATGCACCCCTAAATCGCTTACCTCAAACTCATCAATATCTGCCACTGTGCCATGATACAGTTCTTCACCAAAACCCATCTCTTTTGCCCGTTGCAGTCGGCTTGCTTCATCCATTGGCAACGAGTCGGGTATTGAACGGGCTTTATCTAATAAACTTGAAGTTTTCCTTCCTTCTGCATATACGCTAGGTCGTAACAGTATTTGTTCGTCACGCGGCACATCTTCAGTTAATAACCCACGCGTTTGTTGCCTTTCTTCTGGGGTCATTTTCCGTCTTCTTTCTACGTTTCGAGCTTCAACTTCTCCACCTAATTTTTGATATCTTTCGAAGTCTTTGCCACTACGGTCTTCTTGTTTAATACTATCTAAACGTTTTAATTCGTTAACTTTACTCTCTGCTCTCACCGCATCCGTATAAGCTCTGCCTGCATCAGACATAAAATATTTTTTATAGCCATACTCTGCCCTACGCAACGCATTTTTTAACTCTTTACGATTTCGTCGATAATAATTTATTTGTTTTAGTAATTCATCATCAGAATAATTGAAAGAACGCCGCACCTCTGAATTATTTATTAAATCAATATGCTTACGATTGGCAATCATTTGCCCTGCTTGTTCAATCCATTGTCGTTTTTTAGGATTACGACTAGGCATTTTGCCTAATTCGCGCGATATCTCATCGCTGTATTTATACCATTCGCCTGTATTAAACAAAAAACGTGGGGCGGATATGTTTTCGTAACCGACTATATCGTTTATTTGATCTAACAAATTTAACCGAACTTTTGCTGCATCACGATTTGTACGGAAGTCATAACTAGCCTGTTTTGTGTTTTTCTCAAAACGGTTGCGTGCTTCTCGCACCTGTGCTTTAGCTGCTTCTATTTCTAGAAACGATGATGCGTCCGGGTTTCCACCGATAGCAAAATCTTCTAATCGTTGCACGCCATGTTGAACTTCATGTAACAAAGAACTTTCTAAAAACTCTTTATCTCGACCGCTTATTTGTATTGTTTTGTTTTTTTGGTCAAAAAACCCTCCTTCTGCACCTTCTGGTAATATCCTTAATTTATACTCTGCAAGTTCAGGATACGCTTGGTACAAGGTAGGATGGTCTAATACTTCGCCCAACGTAGTTTCTATTTCTGGTCGTTGCGGTAACTGACCTCGTTGAGTTAATATCTCCTCATATTGCTCCGCTAATTCCACCCCTTTAGGGTCATTAAACTGCCTGTAACTACCCGGAAATTTTTCATACTGCTTCATTTCTTCGCTTAGTTCTTTCAAACGAGCATTATATTTATCGAGCTTGCTTTGTATTTGTTCTCCCGTCATGTAATCAGGCAACGATACTTTTGCTGTATCATCGCTAATCTCTAACCTGAACAAACCGTCCGCCCCACGTTCTAATCCAGTTTCTTTGAAGATTTGTTCATCGCGGTATTTTGACGGCGTTTCTTCACTCATCATCTGCGCTTTGAGAAATCGCTCTCTGATAGTACGGTCACTATCTGCTAAACCTGACCGCTCACCTGTAAATATCAGCGATTGCATTTCTGGTTTTTGACCTATACTCGCTGTTAATAAGCCCTCGACAACGCTCGGAGCTTCAGCTTGTGCTTTTTTTACCGCATCCGAAATACCCAACAATCCTTCCACACTTTTGTTTAGTGCTATCGCTGCTGCTGGAATTGTTACACTTGGAGCTTTTGCAACCGTAGCCACTGGTAATAAACCAATTGTATCGACTAAAGCAGGATTGATGTTTGATGTATTTGGTAATCGATTAAAAGGCACATTTGGCTCGCCTCGTGCCATTTGCGATGCCATTTGCTCACTTGGTTCCATTAAAAAATCACCAGTAGCGGACAAATATTTATTAAAATCTGGAAACGCTAAATTACGCAACGCTTTAAAGTATTGACCTAAATTTTCACCTACACGCATTGTCAACGTATCTGGCAAAGCACTTGCTACTCCGGGGTTCATTGCTGTACCCATTTGTCCTGCTCTAATAGCATTATTCCTGTTTCTTCTCGCTCTGCGATTCGCTAGCAGTTCAAGGTTCAACATGTTATTCGCCATTTTCGTACTTCTCTATTGCTTGATCCATCGCATCCCACGATATTTTGATTTCACCGCCATGATCTAATTTGTTGGTTTCACTCCAACCCATTCTTGATTTTGTCCACCAAATTTGCGCTGTAACATTTTCACGATCAACGGCTGATTTAAATAAACTCTCAGCAACCTTTAAATTAGCTTTTGTCATGCCTACGTTTAATTCTTGCCTAAAGTATTTATAAGCGGTCTGACGGCTAATAGGCTCGTTAGTGTGTGGGTTTATCAAGCACTGGCAAATCTCATCTACTTTAATTCCGTAACTAGCCATGCGTTCAACAGTTTTTCTGTCTTGTTCTGTGGGTTCGTAATTATTGTTTGGCATAATTTATTTTATTCTTTCAATGAACGCGCTTTCATAATCAAAATCTATATGGTACTTAAACTTCTTATTCGGTAACTCTTGAATTGCCATATCTATAGCTAAATATTCCCTCATGTTTGTAAAACCCGGAAAAGGATAATGTTCACCAACTTTCAAGCTATTTACTTCTTGAGCTACTTTTTCTAACATTTTTTTATAACACTTATTAAGTAAAAAAATTAAATGCCGCACATACCTTCACATTCATCTAAAAGACTCATTTGACCTGCATTTTCTAAAGTAAAGAAATCGACTTCATCTATTGGTTTGCAAGATCGATGTAAAAATAAATCGCCTTTTTCACCGCCTAACCTTCTTATTGATTTATCAAAATCAACAATGTCTTTCCATTCATTTTTGTCACCATTTTTTAAATTTAACCATTCTTTTTCACTATGGAAAGGGCAACATAAACACGCTGATCGGGGCGGTTTTGGAAAATTGTTTTTTTCCATCCATTCTAAGCAATCACCTCTACGGATTCGTTTCTCTATTAACGGATAAACATTTCTTCTCCAAGGTTCTACAAAAGGAACTTTCATGCGTTGAATTTCGTCATAAGAAATTCCATACCAAAGATCAATGACATGTTCTTTTGGAGCACGTTGACGAAATTTTAAACCAAGAATTTCTTGTCGAGTGTATTTAGTAACAGGTTGTATTTTATATTCTGCAGTGCATTGTCGTTGGAGCATCCCCACTTTTTTTGTATTATTATCAAGAGTAAAATAAGGTAAAGCAGCAGCTCTATTTTTAGCCCTTACTCTAGTTTTTATTTGATCATCTCTTAAGTTTCCCCTACTTACTTTTTTTACTGGAAACGGTAATTGTTTTTCTAACCATTCAAGCCATTTATAAACTGCTTTTGGTTCATAACCTGTGTCTGCAAAAATTGCGACATCAGGCATAGGTTTAAATTCACCTTTTGCCGCCATTAACGCAAGAGTAGAAGATTGAACTCCAGCTCCTAAACTTAAAATTGTTGTAATTTTTGACATAGTGGGTCGGCATAAATGATGTTATATTTTTTGTCTTTAATCATCTAAATGATTTAACTCGCTCTGTAAGAGTCATCTTTTATAGCGTCTATTTTAAAATAATAACTTTTTGATTTATCAAGTTTTTTTATTTTAATTTTAGATTTCTTTGTCCCAATAGTTAGCATAATTTACAGCTTTTAAAACCTGCATCCATTTTTTAGCTTCGTCTTCACTTTCTACCCAATATTCATCTACATATTGAAGTTTTATTTTTTCAGTGTCTTTTTTTGCTAATAATTTTTCTATTGTTTCAAGTACTTCTTTTTTTTCCCAACCAAAAACCCCTAACGAATTGAAACCGCCATTACAGCTTTCATCAATAATTTCTTGCAACCTCCACAATATTTCATCATTTTCATTTAGTAACGAATGTTGGTGCGGAAATAAATTTATTACTTGACCCATTATTTTTCCTAAATTTCAAATGGTTCCCACCAGATCAATAATCCAATTAAGTAGCCACTTATACAAGTAAGAATGACCATTAAAATAATCAGAAAGTAAATTGATCGACAGAAATTATAAATAGCTTTTAATTTTTTAATTTTATCGCTTTTTCTTTGCTGTTTTTGCACTGTCTTTGAAGGCTTTTGCAGTTGGAGCGCCTTTTGAACCGGGCTTTCTCATTCGTTCAACTTTTTTAGCACCAGACGCCTTTTGTTTTGCAATTCTTCGCCTTTTCGCTGCAATATTTGAATAAAGACCACGTTTAGCCATTTTTTTTACCTCTAGTTATTTTCTTGTTTTCTGATGCGTAAATTGCTCTGCCTTGCCGTTCTGCTTGTGCTTTTGTTTTGTAAACCTTGCCTGATTTACCAAAACGATACCCACCTTTAACTTTTTTTACCGGCATGAACTTTTTGTACCTCGAACGAAGCCTTTAAACTACCGCCTTTGTGCGGTTTATAGCCTCCTGCTGGATTTTTCATCAATTTATAACCTTTGCCGGCTTTCATCCAATGAAAACCTTTTGGAGCTTCAACAGTCTTTTTCATACTCTTATGTCCACCTCATTGTTACTTTTAACGTTTTTAACTTCTGTTTTTTTTGGTTCAGGTTGCACTTCAACTAATGGTTTTTTATCTACAACTACCAATTGCGCGTTAATTGCTTCTACCATTTTTTACAACTCCAATATCTCGCTGATAGCTTGGAAGGTGGGTTGGTATCGCATTTATGTCGTGCTCGAAATGATTTGCGCCGCTTGGGTTGATCTTTTTTAATCGTCATATTCGGGTCGCCAAAACGAACTAATTTCACTTGATCGCCTTGTTTGGCTAGTACTGCAAACTTTTTTGATTTCCCCGGCGTTCTCTTAGGTTTGTTGTAACCTCCAAATCGTTCGCCCCTATAAGTAATACTCATTGTTTTAAATTTTCTCGTGCGACACCTTTAGATTTTTCAAAACTGCGAAAACCGGATAATCCTAGCAATGAAAGGG